GGAGCTGGCTAACATTTTCTATCCTTGATCTTTTTACTTTTTAAAACGTATTTTAAATCCGGCTAGAAGCTGGCTAACATTTTCTATCCTTGATCTTTTTACTTTTCAAAATGCATTTTAAATCCGGATGGGCGGCGGGACTACGTTTAGCATTCTGGATCTATTTACTTTTTAAAATGCAATTTAAATCCGGCTAGGAGCTGGCTAACATTTTCTATCCTTGATCTTTTTACTTTTTAAAACGTATTTTAAATCCGGCTAGAAGCTGGCTAACATTTTCTATCCTTGATCTTTTTACTTTTCAAAATGCATTTTAAATCCGGCTAGAAGCTGGCTAACATTCTCAATATCTGATCTTTTCACAAACACGTCATAAGGACTTGGTTAGGCGCCGAAGCAGCTCACATATATCCAAATCCATTCTATCAAGAAAATCTCTTTATATAATAAAACTAATGACAATAAACCCAACAAATAAAAAGTTATATGAGCAAGTTAAGAAAGAAGCAGATGCTAAATTTCTAGCACCCACTAGCGCTTATAAGTCTGCATGGATTATAAGAGAATATAAAAAAAGAAATGGTACTTTCGAAAATCCAAAACCCAAAGATAACTCTACTGGTCTTAAAAGATGGTTTCGTGAGAAATGGGTTGATTTAAATAGACCAGGTGAAGCATGCGGTCGCAAATCATCTGATCTTACAAATAAATATCCACTCTGTAGACCTACTATAAAAGTAACAAAAAATACACCAACATTAGCTCAAAATATTGATGCAAAAACAATTAAATCCGCAAATAAAGAAAAACAACGTATACGTGAAACCGGACATATTCGTTTTAAAAACAAATAAATTAAATACTTATTGTATAATTTTCATTCAATAATATACCATTCTTACCACCAATTAAACGATAATATAAATATGCTAAACGATCATGAGTTATATAAACTAAATTATCTAATACAGCAATATCTGCTTTATATGCATCTCTCAAGAAATTAAGATACCATAAATCTTTTGAACTTGGATTTGAAGTCGAAAGAGAATTTTCTATATATATATAAAACTTCACTTTCGTATGCGGAAATACAATCGTATTGCTGATATTATTAGTACTATTACTGCTCTTTAAAATCTCATATTCATTATTATTTATTGAAACTACATTTTTTGTAGGGTACGATATAATCTTTGCATCTACATCTAAATATTTATTAAAAAATATAGGCTTATGAAATTGTTTTTTCATTTCACTTATAACTATCGGGTTATAGTCTTGTATTTGTGCAGAAACAACTGAAGTTATACGTTTAATGCTTCTCAAAAATAGATTCAAAAATCGTTGTATATAATTTCCATCCAAGCGTGGCGAAGCCGAGCCCAAGTGCAGAAACAATCCATCATACAAAATGATCGTATTACCTAAATTGTCAAGTAATTTTAATCGTTTCATGTTTGCAAATAATACTAAAATGAAAGCACATGCTACAAAAGCAAGAGTACCTTCACTTGTGTCTCCAGCAGTTATCTTTAATGATGCAATAAAATTATCTAAAATAAATTCCAATTTTGTAATATTTTGCAGACGTATAAACAGTATATCGTCAAATATTTTTCTGGATTTTAAATCAACTTGTGATTTAAATATAAGTGTATTTGATTTAACACATAAATAGTCATAAATATATTTTGTAAATTCATATGAATTTTTTAGAAACAATTGTTTTATTTCGATGGGTTTAGTCATCTTTATTATTTCTTTCTCAAATAGTTTATACATATTCTGTGGACTATTATGTCCAATTAAATCATGCATCGTATCTAATATAAATAATTCTTTTATAACAGCTTTAGTATTATCAGCTCCACCATCTTTCTTTTCAGTAGTTGTTATCTTAGCAGGTTTCTTTGCTTTTTTCGGTTTAAGTAATTTAGTAGATAATGGTAATGGTATATTATAACTTGCTAATACTTTTTTGCGCTTGCGCTCAGCTTTGCCAGGCATTTTTTAAAGTTGGTTTCTCACAAAAAAATATAATGTCTTGTGTAATTGTGCATGGATTATTATAATATATATCATATTCGCTAAATATGTCAGCTGTAGTTCTAAGTTTATCTTCAATTGGTATTGGATCTGATGAACTAAATTTTATTGACATTTTTGTTAGTTATTTTACTTTATTACTTAGGATATAATATTTTCATAAATAGTTTCTTGTTAAAAACCTTATAATCTTCACAATACCAATCAGATATCTTAAAATTCATATCTTCTGCATTTTTCCGATAATATATATTCGCAAATAAGGACATAATATTCATTGTATTATAATTTTTTTTACGGTATGTAAAGTCTATACCCGCAGGTATAAAGCCAATTTTATGATTGTATTTATAGAATGGTATAAGTTCGGTTTTATTTTTATTCCATACTAAATATGTTTTATAATCTAGTTTTTTATCTATCATTGCTTTTACAATAAGTTTAGAAAAATAAGCGGTTCATAATTCTTTTGTTTTCATATATATTATAACAAATCGCAAATAAGTTTATAATTAAAAATTAATATACAAATCTTATTTAATGAAACTAATAATAAGTAATTTTACAGATATAAATATATTTCATTTCTTCTCACTAGAAATAAATGCTATATGGAAAGAAATACATACAAATCCCAGTGACTATTCAATATATTTAACAAATTATAAAGATGATGTTGTAAATCGCTGGAGATATAATTTTATATCTAAATTAGTTAATAAGGTATTTATAGACGCCAATATAAATACAGATATAAATAAAGATATATATACAGAACATATAAATTTAAAATGCACAGATTGGATGTATGATTCATGGCAATTTATAAATTACCAACCAGCTAATTACTATATATCTATAGCAGATTTAGTTAAAACAAATATGAATATATCTATTCAAAAAACAGGCACGGATATTGTTTTTGTTATTCGAACATCCAGTAGAGTATTATATGATTATGAAACCAATACTCTATTAGAAACAGTTTTGTTAAAACATATACCTGAATTAAAGATAGTCGATTTTGATAAACTTACTTTTGAAGAACAAGTTAAAACTATATCAAATGCTAAACTCATGATATCATGTCATGGTGCAGCTAATACAAATGCTATTTTCTTACCACCAAATGGCAAATTAATCGAAATCAGTTTTAGAAATCATTGGTATTGTGATCCAGTATGTAATGATCATGCTACAGGAAAAATTAAATATACTGACAAATGTTGTGGTAAATTAACATTCCGCCAATTCTATCACAAGGCTGATTATCATAATATTTGTAAAATATTTAATAAAGATTATGCAGAAATACCATTAAGTAATGCTGAAGGATTTATAAATGAAAATCCTATTAATATTCGCAAAATATGGGTTGATTCACAAAAAATTATAGATCAGCTAAGCTCTTAATCGGAGCAAAACTTCTCCGATGCATCGGTAAAACACCATATTTCTTAACAGCTGCAATATGCTTAGCCGTGCCATATCCCATATTTGTCGCCAGACCATATACTTCATGTTCTGGATGCGCTGCTATATATTCTAAAATGCTATTATCTCGATATTGTTTTGCTAAAATAGATGCTGCTCCAATACCACGGTTTATCGCATCACCTCCCACAATACATTTATGTGGTATATTTCTATATTTGCGAAATGAATTTCCATCGACATATAGCTCCCCTATCTCATCCCCTTTGCCATCTAATTTAGCGCCTAGCGCATCTAATGCTCGATGCATGGCAGTATATGTAGCTTGTAATATATTCATTTCATCAATTTCGCCAGGAGTACATGATCCAATAGCATATCCAATAGCATTTGTTTTTATATATTCATCTAACATCTTTCGTTCTTTAGCAGATATCTTTTTAGAATCACGTATTCGCATATATGTATCTTGTGTATCAAATGGCCATGTTTCAGGTATAATTACAGCAGCTGCAACTACATCTCCAAAAAGACAACCACGTCCAACTTCATCAAGATTTGCGATTAGTTTCATTATTAGTATTATATGTTACATATTTTGCTGCATTTTCAACGAGATCAACTCTCGGAGTAACCAAATCTATTTTAATAATTTTTTGAAATATTATATATGTGATATAAAGAATTAATAGCCATACTGTAAATATCCATGATGTTTTAAAAAGAGCTTTTAGAAATGCAAATAAATATGGCATAGATGATGTTCGATCTACAGATCTTCGAACAAATTGATGAAATACACTATGTTCTGTTAAAAACATAATAAATGGTAGAATAATTTCATTTAGAAATTCACTAATTGCTTCTTTAGTTGCTAAACCAATACATATACCAGCTGCACCAATAATTAACATATTATTATATGCAGTAAATTTCATAAAATCTTTTTGTTGTTCTTTAATAAATTCCATTTATATTTACTGTAGAAAACATATTTAAGAATTTGATATTATATAAATAAAAAAATGAAAGTTTTTGTAGTTCAACAAGAAAATAATTATGAAACAAATGCTATAGTAATTGGAGTATATACATGTTATAATACTGCTTTATTACATGCTAAAAATGCAGAACAAAACTCTCATCTTAAATCAATGAAATATGAAATTCATGAATTTGAATTAAACACCACTTAAAATTTAATAAAATTTTCTTTATTCATAAAATAGTATGCAATTAAGAAAGCTGCGAATATATTAAGATATGCGTGCATATGCATAGATATCTTTTTAGACCATTGGGGTAAGACCAACATAAGTAGATGTGTAAAGAATACAATAAATATTCCGATATAATAAGAAATCAAGTGAATATCCATTTATATTATATAAATATATTAATTTTTTAATTTAAAGTGCCGAAATGAGAAAAAATATGACGAGATAGGAAAAGGAAGGTATATTTTTTTTGTATTTTTGTGATTTTTGTCTTCCTTTTCCTATTTTTTATAATAGGATATTAGTTCAATTCTGATTTATGCTCTTCGATAAACTCCAGTAGTTCTTCCTTTTTCTCGAGAACACGTTCCCACTGATTCTTGAAGAGGGTAAAGGGAAACTTTCCAATACCACTGACAGAGATAGCACCCTTGTCATTTACTGCGAATGAC